TGGCATAGCTAAAAGAGGGAAGACGAGGGCATAATGGCAGCTAAGAAAAAACCAAAGAAAAAAGCAGGTTCTAAACCTACGAATCCATCTTTGTATGCTCGTGTAAAAGCGGAAACAAAGCGTAAATTTGATGTTTATCCATCAGCTTACGCTAATGCTTATTTAGTCAAAACGTACAAGAAAAGAGGGGGAGGTTACTCTTAAATGGGCTTAGTGTTATTTTTTATAATCTTTGTAGTGCCTGTTGTTTGGGTAATTTATTATGTCTCTTAAAGAATGGTTTGGTAAAGGCAAAAAAGGCGACTGGGTTGATATAGGTGCGCCTAAGAAAAAAGGTAAATACCAAGCCTGTGGACGAAAGTCTGCAAAAGGAGATGGAGGACGAGCATATCCAAAATGTGTGCCTAGGTCAAAAGCTAAGTCCATGACTACAGCGCAACGCAAGTCTGCTGTTCAAAGAAAACGAGCGGCAGGTAATCCAGGGGGGAGACCCACAAACGTAAAAACTATTTTAAAAAAGAAGAAAGGCAGAAAATAATGGAAACTATTCTTAATACATTACAACAAGCTCAAAAATATATAGTTGAACAAACTAAAAGCGCAATTGATTTTCAAGCTCGTGCTGCTAAAGCAGTAGTTGAACATTGGAACACAAACGTAAAATGGTGGGAAGATATTCCTTCTAAGAAAGATTAATTTATGGCTACTACAGATACGACTAATTTTAACTTAGACCTTAATGAATTAGCTGAAGAAGCGTTTTCACGGTGTGGAACCGAGATGCGTACAGGATATGATCTTAAAACAGCTAGAAGGTCTTTAAATTTGTTAACAATTGATTGGGCCAATAGAGGTATAAACTTATGGACAATTGAGGAGGGGACTATACCTTTAACTCAAGGTACTATTGCTTACGATTTACCTGTAAATACAATTGATTTGTTAGAACATCAGGTTAGAACAGGCTCAGGCACAAACCAACAAGATTTAACTATTAGTCGTATTTCTGTTAGCACATACGCAACAATACCAAATAAAAATGCGACAGGCCGACCCATACAAATTTTTATAGATAGGCAATCAGGAGCTACAAACTCTTCTAGTGTAGTACAAAGTCCTCAAGTAAAAGTATGGCCTGCACCGGATAGAAGTAGCTTTTATACACTTGTGTATTTTAGAATGAGACGTATACAAGATGCTGGGAACGGTACTAATACGCAAGATATACCTTTTAGAATGTTGCCTTGTTTAGTATCAGGATTAGCATACTATCTTTCTTTAAAAATACCAGAAGCAACCGACAGAATACAAATGTTAAAACAAGATTATGAAGAACAATGGTTAGTAGCTTCTAGTGAAGATAGAGAGAAAGCTCCGTTAAGATTAGCTCCTAGAGAGTTCTTGTACTAACATGGGGTCTAATTTTGCAAGAGGCAGAAGAGCTATTGCAGAATGTGATAGATGTGGATTTAGGTATAAATTAAAAGAGTTAAAAGAGCTTACAATAAAGACAAAAAATGTTAACATTCTGGTATGCCCAGAGTGTTTTGAGCAGGATCAACCACAATTACAGCTTGGTATGTTTCCTGTCAACGACCCTCAAGCTCTGAGGAACCCACGACCAGATTTAACAAGATTTGCAGAATCGGATTCTAGAAGTTATCAGTATGGGTTTGACCCTGTAGGTTTTAGTAACCCTTTTAATTTAGATTTAACAGATAATTTAAAAATAACTACAAGCGTAGGAACTGTTACGGTAACTACTGATTAGGAAAATAATGAACTATAGTCAACTATTTGAAACTATAAAAGGTTATTGCGAAAACGACTTCCCTGATACGTCTTTTACAGATAGCTCAGGAGGCACAGCTACTCTTACAAGTAAAGAGCAAATAGACACTTTTATAGATCAAGCAGAGCAAAAAGTATTTAACTCGGTTCAAATATTAGACCTTAGAAAAAACGTTACGGGAACTATAGCTTCTAATAACCAATATCTTACAGTGCCGTTAGATTGGCTTGCTAATTTTTCTCTAGCGGTTATTGATTCTTCTGGTAATTACAGTTATCTACTAAACAAAGACGTAAATTTTATACGTGAAGCTTTTCCTAACCCTACGACTACTGGGCAGCCAACACATTATGCGTTGTTTGACCAAAACTCTTACATATTAGGCCCGACTCCAGATCAAAACTATACTTCAGAACTACATTATTTTTATTACCCACCGTCTATTGTTACAAGCAGCACTTCTTGGTTGGGTGATAATTTTGATTCTGTTTTACTTTATGGTGCTTTAATTGAAGCGCATATATTTATGAAAGGTGAAGCAGACACGTATCAAAGCTATGTGCAGAGGTACAACGAATCTATGGCGTTACTAAAGCAATTAAGTGAAGGTAAAAACCGTCAAGATATGTATAGAACGAAACAAGTGAGGTTAAAGGTACAATGATTGGTAACAGCACATCAGTATTATTGGGTGGGGGTGTAAAAGTCATGACAACTTCTGGCAGAGGGTTTAGTCCAGAAGAGGTTGCAGACAGAGCATTAGATAAAATTATAGCTGTTGGTAGTAATTCTCATCCAGCAGTTAGGGCGCAAGCTGAAACTTTTAAAAAAGATATACGGAAAGTTTTGGTTCATTACATGAAGGAAACAGTTAGGAGTCATAATGTGACTCTTGCACACAGGTTCAGGGATTCAGGATACCCTGAATTAGTAAAACTATTAGAGGAGTAAAAAATGGCAATTACACAAGCAATGTGCACATCGTTTAAAGCTCAGGCTTTATTAGGGGTCCATGATTTTAGACCAGAAGGTTCAGCTACATCCGATGTTTTTAAATTAGCGTTATATTCTGCGGGGGCTAGTTTAAGTGCTGGCACAACAGCATATGTTACCGATAGTGAATCTGTTGGCACTAATTATGTAGCTGGAGGTTCAGCGTTAACAAACTTGGGAGTTACTACTGGAACATCATCAGGTTTTGTAGATTTTAGTGATTTAACATTTACTAACGTAACTGTTAATGCGGCTGGGGCTTTAATATATAACAGTACACCGTCTACAACCGATAATACAGGTGCAACATTAACTAATGCAGCGGTTTGTGTATTAGATTTTGGTGGCACTAAACAAGCCTCTGCCGGAGACTTTTCAGTTATATTTCCAGCTAATACTAGTGCAGCGGCTATTATTAGGATAGCGTAAATGGCTGCGGTATCTGTAAATGTATCTAGAACTTTAGCAGGATGGGGTAGATCGTCTTGGAGTTCGGGAGCATGGAACGAGTCTATTACAGGCACGTTAGATGTAAACGGTTTATTAGGAACAGCAGCATCAGTTACACCCGACGCTTTAGTTAATACTACTGGAGTATCAGCTTCTGTAAATATAGGAAGCGTGTTAGTTTCTGAAGGACCCACAAATATTCTTGTAACGGGTGTTAACGCAACTGGGGGGATAGGCACAATACTAGTTTGGGGGGTGGTTGATACTTCTCAAACGCCAAATTGGCAAGAAATTAAAGAAGCAGCATAGGAGATAAAATGGCTTCAACATATTCTACAGATTTAAAAATACAACTTATGGCAACCGGAGAAAACTCTGGTACATGGGGAACAATTACAAACACAAATCTAGGCACTACTTTAGAAGAAGCTATTTGTAGATCAGTTGATGTTTCTTTCTCTGGAGCTAGTTTAACTTTAAGTGCAAATAATTCTAACGGTGCACAATCGTTTCGTAACTTACGTTTAAACTTAACAGGCACTGGATCAGCAGGTATATCCCTAACAGTTCCTGATATTGAAAAAAACTACATAGTAAAAAACGCTCTTTCTACTGACGTAGATATTAAAAATTCTAGTGGAAGTGATGTTACTGTTCCAGCAGGGAAAACAACTCTTGTTTACAGCACGGGATCTGGGGTTGTTGATGTCGTTAATAGTTTAGCTTCTTTGGTAGTTGAATCAACTTTTGACGCAGGTGGTAACGGTTCTGTCGGAGGTACTTTTGTAATAACGGGCGACACTACTGTTAGTAGCAACGCTTCTGTTAGTGGTACGTTAAATGTAGGAAGCAACACTTCTGTCGGAGGTACTTTTAAGGTTGGTAGTTCTGCTGTTATAACAGGTAACTTAACAGTAGGCGGAGAGAACATAAATACTTTTATAAATGGTGATCTTGTTGTTGCTTCAGGTATGGCAGTCGGTTCGGTAGCCACTTTTTCATCCAACGTTACTTTGGGTGCAGTATCAAATGCTGTAACTTCTGTTAATTCTCAAGTAGAGTTTAATAATAATTTAAGAGAAAAAACATTTCTTAACACCACTTCAGCAACTGGTACATTTAATTATAGTTTGTTAAGTGGAGGAATATTACTTAATCAATCTTCTGCCGCTAGTAATTTTCAACTAAATTTAATAGGAGATGGTTCAACAACTTTGAATGAAATGATGGCTACAGGAGAAACAACTACATTTGCTATGTTAAATACAAATGGATCATCAGCTTATTATGTTACGAGTATATTACTAGATGGAACAACCGCTTCTCCAATATATTGGCAAGGAGGAACTAAACCCTCTTCAGGTAATGCAAGCTCAATAGAT